ATTGGGGCGGCGTAGCCAACGTCTCATCTGGTGACTATTGGGCGTCGGCCTTTTGGCCACAGCACTTTTGGAACGCAGGATATTGGGCCGGCGGATCCACGGCGATAGCCGGCGGATATTGGGCCAACAGGTACTGGTCAGCGAATTATTGGGATAACCATTACTGGCGCCCTACCGCGTTAGCAACCTCATCCAGTGGAAAGTATTGGCCTACAGGATTCTGGAATGTCCACTATTGGGCAAACGGATACTGGAATCCCGGTTCAAGCAATTCACCACCGCAGATAGTCTCGACGCTAGACGGCGTTCAAGCTGCATTCACGGGCGTATTCACGCCCGTCACCAATACAGCGGGCAATCTCGCCTCAGTGTTGGACGGCGCCTCGTGCGCTATCCAAGGCACATACGCTGGCCGCGTCAACTTCGATATGAGCATTCCGGTCGCGCCACTGTGGATAGCGAAGGAATATTCGATCTACTCCTCGACGCTCTCGGCGACGCTCGACAATGTCGGGGCGTCGTTGGTGGGCACTTTTGTGGCGCAGAACGCTCATGTAGGGCCGCTACAGAGCACGCTGGACGACGCCAGATCGGCGCTAGTCGGCGCGACATCTATTCCAGCTGGATCGACAGCGATTATTCAATCGACGCTGGATAGCGTCACCGCATCTCTCAGCGGAAGCTCGTTCGTCTCTGGTGCTTACGTCGGCGCCATTGCACAGACGCTCGACGATGTCACTGGCGCGCTACAAGGCTCGGTTACTGCGCCCGTTTTCTCCGGGCCGTTGGTGTCAACACTTAGTGACGTCGGTTGCGCCTTGCAGGGCATCGCCGTTGCCCCAGGAGCGACGATAGGCGCCGTGCAGTCCTCGCTGGATGATGTGGTGGTGGCTATTCAGGCGCAAAGCGCGCTCGGTGGCGTAACGCGCGTCGCCATGGAAGCGGACATCGTTATCGGCATGTTCGAATCTGGCGTTGAGTCCACCGCATTGGAGGTAAGTCCGTGACCGACCCGCTTTATCGCTGGCCACAGGTCACGAAGGATGCCGACGATACCTATCCGGCTCAGCTAGGCCTGTGGGCGCTTTGCGCGCAGTTCTGGTCGCCCAATGAGGCCTACGACATAGGCGATTTCGCTTGGCCTCGCATCCAGGTTCTCAACGGCCAGATCATCAAGGGCGCGATCGGCTTTGTGATGGAATGTACCTCCGCAGGTCGCTCTGCTACCCGAGAGCCACGCTGGTCTCTGACCGCTGATGTTGCGATGGATACGCTGGACGGCTCCGTTCAATGGACGCCTCGCGTGGGAGATCTACAAGGGGTTATTCCCGTCACATCTCCTACCGTTAGATCGATCATCGCGAGCGATGGCGTTGCGCAGGATCTCACGACCTCTAGCGTCATCGTGAACGAGTCGACCAAGCTTCTTGTCGATTACCTGGGTGGAACGAGCGGGCTTTCGTACGACGTTGAATTTTCATTCACGATCGGCGGTCGACTGCGAATCGGGCGACAGCTTGTGAATGTGCAATGAGTCAGCCTGAAGACACTCAGGCGCCCACTCCCGAAAAGCCAGAGAAGTCAGCATACGAAAGGTTGACGCCGCGCTATCGGCGGTTTGTCGACTTCCTGCTTCAAGGCAAGAGCGGGGCTGATGCCGCGCGACTGAGTGGCTGTAAGGGTAAGCGACCTGCGATTTGGGCCTGTAAGGCCAAAAAGATCCCGGGAGTGATAGCGGCTATTGCCGAGCGCGAAGCCGAAGCGATGGATGAGGCGGGGATTAGTCTGACCCGATCATGGCGTGAGATAGCCTGTATCGCCTATTTCGACAAGCGAAAGCTGTATGACGGGAACGGCTCTCTCGTGCCAGTCAATCAACTTGACGATGAGACGGCGGCAGCAGTGGCAAGTATCGAGATCGAAGACACCCGCGCAGGGCCGGTGCGAAAATACAAGACGTGGAGCAAACTAGAGGCGAATAAGCTCATCCTTCAGAAGAAGGGAGAGATTGTCGACAAGCATGAGGATTTGACGCCGCGCGCCACTCCCGTGATCCAGATCGTTCGTTATTCTGATTCCCAAGCTGCGGGCGATGCCGGAACCGATCCGCCTCGAGCTGACAGACCCGCAATTTGACTTCGTAGCCGCCGCAGAGCCTTTCCCGTGCTTCTGCGGAGGATTCGGTGCAGGCAAAACGGCGGCCGGGATAGTCAGGGCGCTCGAAAAGAAGCTGTCATATCCGAAGCAGAATGTCGCCTACTACTTGCCGACATACGATCTTGTGCGACAGATCGGCTTCCCACGGTTCGAGGAAAAGCTGAGCGAGCTTGGGGTTAACCACAAGACCAATCGCGGCGACAACGTCATCAACGTCGAGCATTGCGGCAAGATCATCTTCCGCACGCTTGATCAGCCATCGCGCATCGTCGGGTACGAGGTTGCTGACAGCATCGTCGATGAGCTGGATACGCTCAAGCAAGCCGATGCGAGCGAGGCCTGGAACAAGATCATCGCCCGCAATCGGCAGAAGAAGCCGGATAAGTCGATCAACACGGTTGGTGTGGCGACGACTCCAGAGGGGTTCCGCTTCGTTTACCTACGCTGGAAAAGGGATGTTAGGCCAGGTTACCGCCTGATCAAGGCCTCGACGTACAGCAACGCGCGTAACCTTCCGGCAGGTTATATCCAGTCGCTGCGGGACACATACCCGGCGAATCTCCTGTCAGCCTACTTGCATGGCGAGTTCGTCAATCTAACGGTCGGAAGCGTCTACGCGGAGTTCAGCCGCGAGCTCAATGGGACATTCGAAAGTATTCAGCCTTCCGAGACGCTACATGTCGGAATGGACTTCAATGTCGGGCGCATGGCTGCCGTAGTGCATGTATTGCGGAAAGATGATCCTTTTGCGCTGGATGAGGTAGTCGATGTTCTCGACACGCCCGCGATGGTGGCTGAGCTGACCAAGCGTTATCGGCAGAAGGGCAAAGAGCATTCGGTCATGGTCTACCCTGATTCATCGGGTAAGGCACGCAAGTCAAACAACGCGAGCGAATCGGATCTCGCTATTTTGCGTCAGGCCGGCTTTACGGTTTGTGTCAACTCGACCAATCCTGCCATCAAGGATCGGGTGCTCGCGATGAATGCGGTGATCCACAAAGAGGGTGAGCGCCGCTACCACGTGAATAGCGACAAGTGCCCGCACTACGTCGAATGTCTGGAGAAGCAGCCTTATGACGCACACGGAGACCCGGATAAGTCAGGCGGCTTGGATCACCTTCCTGATGCTGGCGGCTACTTCATTGCTTATCGCTATCCGATCAGGCGGCCAGTGACCAGTCTCAATCTAGGGTGGGCGACTTGAGCGACGTGACAACGCCGCACGCCGATTACAAAAAGGCGTTGCCGCGATGGCAGAAGTGCGAAGACGCCGCGGCCGGCGAGGATGCAGTCAAGGCTCGAGGGCCCGACTATCTACCGCGACCCAATCCTACCGACGTCACGTTCGAGAACAGCGAGCGGTACAAGCACTACCTCGCGCGCGCGGTCTATTACAACGCGACAGGGCGAACGCTCCAGGGCCTGCTCGGCCTCGTCTTCAGCGAGCCCGCGACGATCACGCTACCAGCCGCTATGGAGTTCGCCAGGGAAGACATATCGGGCAGCGGTCTACCGCTAATCCAGCATGCACAGGCGACGCTAGAGGAATTGCTCAAGACCGGACGCGGCGGCCTGTTTGTGGATTACCCGTCCATTGACGGCCCTGTCTCACTGGCGGACCAGATTGTAGGCGGCGTACGTCCCACGGTCACATTTTATCCGGCCACGCAGATCATCAATTGGCGCACTTCGCGTCGCGCTGGTAAGACGATCCTCTCCATGGTCGTTCTGAAGGAAGATGCCGAAGAGGACGATGAGAGCGGATTTGGCGCCAAGTTCGTCGAGCAGTATCGCGTACTGAGCTTGGGAGACGATGGCTACCGCGTTGATATCTGGCAGCAGCGGAAGTCGCAGACATCAGTAGCGCTCGAATGGCAGATCATCGAGACCTATTATCCGACGCAGGGCAACAGCTCTCCCTGGGTAGAGATCCCGTTCCAGTTTGTTGGCGCGAAGAACAACGACTGGAATATCGATGATGCTCCTCTATATGACATCGCGGTTCTCAACGTCGCGCACTTTCGCAACAGCGCCGACTATGAGGATTCGGTTTACCTGACCGGGCAGCCTCAAGTGTGGATCGCTGGACTAACCGAAGAGTGGCGAGACGCGCTGATCAAGTCCGGAATCTACTTCGGAGCTCGAAACGCGCTTCCGTTGCCAGTAGGCGGTAGCGCCGGGATGTTTCAGGCTAGTCCCAACACTCTCGCGAAAGAAGCCATGGACGCGAAAGAGAGCCAGATGGCGGCTCTCGGCGCGCGACTCATCCAGGCGCCAACGTCCGTGAAAACAGCAACACAGGTCAACAGCGAGGACGCGATTGCACATAGCGTACTGGCACTGTGCTGCGCGAACCTGAATTCAGCATATACGCAGGTGCTCGTTTGGTTCGGTCTGTTTGCAAAGATCGCAGGCAACGCAGCATTGTCTGTTCCGACTGACTTCAGTTCGTACACGATGGACGCGCAAACGCTACTCGCGCTCATTCAGGGTGTGCAGTCAGGGAATATTCCGCAGACAGACTTCTGGGCTCGCCTGCGGGCTGCTGGCATCATCAATGCTCAAAAGACAGACGCGCAGGTGCGTGAGGAGCTTGAGCAGCAGGCGCCATCGGCCGGTGATCTGAATCTGGACGCGAATGATCCGGCAAACGAGGCGGATCCAGTGGATGTGGTCTCTGCATAATGGCTACGCCCAATCTGGCTGATGTGATGATGAGAAATCACATCGTGCTTCAGCGCTTATCGGCTAGCCAGGTCAGCAAGATCGATGCATTCCTACAGCAGATCGCCACCGAGTTGCAGCGGCGCCTATCTGGACATGACTTGACTGAACTCGGACAGTCGCGGTTAGAGCGAATGCTCGGCCGGTTCAATGACTATCTGAAGCAAACGCTGGGTCAATACCAAACGGGCTTAATGAGCGACTTGCAGGCGCTCGCCCTGAACGAGGCGCAATCGACTAACAAGGCGCTCAGTGTTTCGGTGAATACAGACTTCGAAGCGCCTGCGCCGGCCACGATTCGTGCAGCAGTCCTCACGACGCCGCTATCGGTCAGCGGACCAGACGGCGGCAAACTGCTGAAGGCATTTCTCGATGACTTTTCCGCCCTGACGCGCAAACGCATCAACAACGCGATTCGCTTAGGCGTGGCGCAGGGACAAACAAACGCACAAATCGCGACTACCATCCGGGGCACTGCAGTAGCGAAGTATCAGAACGGTATAATTGGCCTAGCCAAGCGTGACGCAGACAAGATCGTGCATACAGCCGTGCAGGCTGTGGCGAGTTCTGCGCGTCAAGCAGTGTTTGACGCTAACGATGACGTTATAGAGGGTGTCCAATGGGTCAGCACACTCGATTCACTTACCTGCCCGCGATGCGGAGCGCTCGACGGCGTGGTTTTTGATTCTGACGAAGGGCCTCGTCCCCCTCTTCATATTTTCTGCCGTTGCGCGACGGTCGCGAAGCTGAAGGGTGCTTTCGCAAAGCTTCAGAAGGGCGGTACTCGCCCTGCAATCGGGGCCGATGGTGTGGAGCAGGTCTCGGCAAAAACTGGCTACTACGGCTGGCTTAAAACGCAGCCCGCCGCGTTCATTGATTTCGCTCTAGGCCCAACTCGGGGCAAGTTATTGCGCGACGGCGGGTTGTCGCTCGGTCGTTTCGCGCAGCTTCAACTCGACAAACGGTTCATGCCACTGACTTTGGAAGAAGCCCAAAAGCTTGAGCCGCTGGCGTTCGAGGAAGCGGGGGTTGACGCATGAATAAAGCCATTAAGCCTAACGTCGTCGAGCTATACACATCCAAGAGATGCGCGGATGACCAAGTGGTCAAGGCGTTGGAAACTATGTTGGAGCGTGCTAGAAATGGCCAGGTTCATCGCCTATGCGTGGTAGGTGTAGACAGGCTTAGCGGCGAGACGCATAGATTCGTCCATGAGTCGTCGACGAGTCTTATTGGGGCCGTTTCAGCTATGCTCCATAAGATGCAGTCTGACTATAACGGTCGCGCGGAACTCTAGGCCGACGACAGTAAGCTCGATTTACGAAGGCCTCGTGCTTAACGGCACGGGGCCTTTTTCGTTTCCGCCGACGAGGTCGGCTTCATCGCTACGAGGTAGCAGTTACATGGCTCTCAAGTTCAAGTTGGATTCTCTCGACGGTCTCGACGACGCGACCAAGACGCTCTATACCAAGAGCGGTGATAAGTACGTTCTATCAGTCGATGGACTCGACGACGGCGATGTAGCAGGCCTGAAAACTAAGGTCGAAACGCTGCTCGCTGAGTCGGCTGCTCTCAAGAAAAGCCTGAAAGAAAAGGACGACACGGAAAGTGCCGCGAAAGAGGCGGCGCGTAAGGCTGCGGAGGATGCGGCTGCCAAGAAAGGTGATATCGAGGCGCTTCGTAAGAGCGCTGACGAACGTGTCGCGGCCGCGATTGCGGAGACAGAAGGCAGGTACAAGCCGCAACTCGACAAATACCAGGCGAGCCTTCGTAAATCCAAGGTCGACAACGTCGCGCGTGATGTGGCGATGCGCATTGGCCTAAAGGGCAGTGAATCTCTGCTGATTCCTCACATCATCGGTAGGTTAGATGTTGAGGAGCGTGACGGCGATTTCGTCACCGTCATAAAGGATTCAAAAGGTCAGGCGTCCGCGCTCACGGTCGCCGATCTCGAAAAAGAGTTTGTCAGCAATGCTGCGTTCGCGCCCGTCATTGCTGGGAGCAGAGGTTCAGGAAGCGGGGCTTCCGGGGACCAGAACAAGGGTGGCGGGGCCGCCGGTGCGAAACAAATGCTGCGCTCCGATTTCGACGCTCTACCCCAACTCGATCTAATGAAGTTTTCGAAAGAGGGCGGCAAGGTCGTCGACCAATCCTAACCTCTCATCCCTGAAGGACTGTTTCAGCAATGGCAAACGTACTCACTTCCTTGGCGGCCGATATCTATAAGGCTGCCGACATTGTCGGCCGCGAGCTGGTCGGCCTCATTCCGTCGTGTATCGTGAACGGCGGCTCCGAGCGTGTCGGCCTGAACGGCATAGTTAGGTCGCATTTCACCCGAGTAGCATCGGTTGGGACTATCACACCCTCGATGACCATCCCGGAAGGCACCGATCAGGCTGTCGATAATAAGACCCTGACGATCGATCAGACCGCTTCCGTGAAAATCCCGTGGACCGGTGAGGACGTGAAGAACGTCAACAACGGAGCGGGCTTCGAGACCATCTATGGAGACCAGATCGCCCAGGCGATGCGCTCGATCGCTAACCAGATCGAGGTGTTCCTGTTCACCAAGGCCTATCAGGCGTCCTCGCGCGCCTACGGTACGGCCGGCACGACCCCTTTCGCTTCGGGATTTCCCGAGGTTCCGCAGATTCGCAAGATTCTGCAGGACAACGGCTGCCCGTTCGACGGTCAGGTTTCCCTGGTGCTGAATACTGCTGCAGGAGCGGCACTGCGTACGCTGGCTCAGTTGCAGAAAGCCAATGAGTCAGGTGGCACGCAGTTGCTCCGCCAGGGCACTCTGCTCGACTTACAGGGCATCATGCTGAAGGAATCGGCGGGTATCTCCCAGGTGACAAAGGGCACAGGCGCGTCCTACGTGACTTCGGGCAGCACTGCTCCGGGTGTCACCGATATCGCGTTGGTCACAGGTTCGGGCACTGTATTGGCGGGCGATGTTGTGACTTTCGCGGCCGATACCGCAAATAAATATGTCGTTGGCACAGGGGTCGCGGCCCCGGGAACGATTAGCCTAAACAAGCCGGGCGCGCTAGTCACCATCGCCACCGCGAACGCGATGACCATCGGCAACAGCTACACGCCGAATATCGCCCTCCATCGCTCAGCGCTCGAACTGGCCGTCCGTCCCTATGCGTCCCCTCCGGGTGGTGATGCGGCCGTTGACTCCCTGCTCGTACAGGATCCGTGGTCGGGCCTCACCTTTGAGATCAAGGCGTACAAGGGCTACAACAAGGCCATGTTCGACGTGCAGTGCGTGTACGGCGCAAAGGCCTGGAAGCCGGAATTTATCGCTACCCTGATGGGCTGATAGGTTCGGCAGGGACGGCGGCATTGGACCTGCCGCCGTCCTTCTGGGTATATTTTCGGTGAGGTGAGGCAATATGGCTAAAAATGAAGCCG